ACGAAGCTTCCGTACAGACACAAGTGCTACACTTGTGAGTTAGACAATTCTTTTTTACTACACAAAGAGGACGTTACTTTATATATTTATACAGACATGAATTGAACAAATAGTCTGTCCTTCAATTTATACTCCCACTGGGAAATATACTTCAAAAGAGTCACAATGACGTGAACTTCTTTTGAAATTCTCACACAATTCATCGAAGGTCGGAAATGTGCTATCCTCAACCCAAAGATCCCAATGAAGATCTTTGATGAGTTTCTTAAACATTAAGGTTTTTTCCTCAAAAATTTCTCTACCATAAAAGAAATATTCTCGAAGTGCAGTAGATATAACAGATATACCCTGTGCTTCTTCAGTCACAGATTTAGATCTGTTCCAAACCATTAACATTTTTTCTATTGAGTTGTGGTCCAAGGGTGCAACCATACACCCTAAACTTTCCTCAAATCTCCATGTTCTCTTTAGAAAAGAGGCGTCTTTTATATTTATAAAAGGAACACTTTTTGCCTCTTTATCTGCCATAGTATAACCTATACCTAAACTAGCAAAAGTTTCAGCTATAGCAGTATGATTAAACCAACTCGCTCTAGGTTTAACCGACATAATATTATCATCACCATAAGTCATAAGACTAACATCTTCCTTAAAATCAATTAAAGTCTTATTGGGATGTCTTAAATAATACACATATCGTACCCGCAAACTATTAACAATCCCATTTAATATAACAGTTAATGGATTTCCAGATGGATTTGAACCATACAATTGAACTAGATCACCATTGTAATCAACCAACGCGAACGCCGTATCTTCTGCTATACAACGTATGATCTGTATATCTTCATCTGTGTAATTACCTGATATTTTACAAAAGAAGATAATGATATCGAAAGCTGTCAATATTTCCTTTGGTGTCATTTTCTTATCAAACATTTCATAATCACCAGCCACTATATTATCTTCACCATTCTTTGTAATATAATCATACATTTCTTGCCATTCAACTGATTGAGCTATTGTACCTGGAGCGGCTTCAAAGGCCAAGCGTTCATTTTGTAATAAACGTGTAAATGATAATAAATATTTTCTGACCACTATAGTCCAATCGAATGGAGCACCTGTAAAAACTCGTGTTTTTCCTACACTCGCTTTCTTGAATGATACTGGTTCATCTTTTAAGTGAGCACAAAAATTAGGGTGAGCCTGTTCGTTTGATTTGTATCTATTAATAATTTCATCAACCCTATCCATGATTTCATCATTAACTTTTACCGGATCCAACATATCATGTACCGGTGGGATTGTTTCCATGAAAAATTTTACTCATTTTCCATGGATTACCAGCACTTGTGTTTCGATTTATTTTATCAATATATGCCACTTGTGCCCCATTTATAGCAGTAAAATCATCAAGTACATGTAACATGGATGAAATTTTAGTTTCATCAATATTTTCAAGCACATCTTGAATGTAACCTTGTGCGCATAATTCCAAAATTCCTGTATCAAGCGTATTTATTGGTTTTACAAGATCTTTGGCAGCTATATGCCAAGGAGCCCAAGATTTCATTTCAGGCTTTGTAAACTTGGTTTCATAACCTTCTTTTTTAAGGAAATCATTCATTGGAGTATTAACTACGCTCGAACCACTTTTCCCTCTAAAATCAGTAAAGGAACCATATACATTTACACTTCCTTCTGGTAAATATCTAAAAACTGACTTCTTATGTAAATCCGTAACTGGTCTTTGTTTACTTTTGCTTGATACCATTGAAAAATCTCCCGCCGACACATTATAACTAGATAAATTATTGTATACCTCTTCAATGAAATTACCATCTAAGTGAGTCGCATAAATTTCTCCTTTCACCATCTCATTAGCGAGGAAATGGAGACCTACAATACAATAACCATAAGCACTATTTATGAGGAGAGGCATACCACAATCCCCATTTTGGGTAGATTCATCACTCTTACCCAACCAAACAGCATGTTTAGCTTCTATGTTAATATCCTTATAAGTGAATTTACGTTCAGGTAACAACTGAATTTTCTTCACAGGATTTAGAGTCACATTACCATTTTCTGCACGGTTTATGTACATTCCATTAAAAATCCCATTAGCTTTACCTTTCTGTATATATTGAACTATTTTCTTCTTTGGGGGTAATGATCTAAGAGTTAGGAAACATAAATCGTGATAAGGCACTCTTTGAACATCACATTCACTTATACAAAAATCACTATTGGAATTTACTCCTTTTGCATGTGTAAAAACTACATTGATGTGACCACCTTCACTTAAATCAGGAACATTATGATTATTTGTTAAGTAAATATGACCACCTAGAGCAATCATTCTACCTCTATTAACTTTTTTGGTTTTATCACTTTTAATTTTAATGTGACACACATTTTCAGATATTTTGGAGCAAAATTGCGTGAAGTCTACACTTTTGGAAGAAGAACTCTCACGTGAAAAGTTTGCAACTGAAACGTCTAAGGCATTATTATACCACACATTTTCACGACCATTGATTTCAGCTAATGGTCTTTTCCCTATATCAGCTGAAACATCACCTTGTGGAGTCAATTTATTGTACATCTTATAAAACGTAATAAATGATGTTATTGCTAGAGTTAGAGCTAGGAAAAGCTTAGGTTGCTTTAATTCATCTTTCATTCTATCACCCATTGCATTCCATGTATTAGCATTAGTTAATTTAGTTATCAATTCATTCTGTTTAATACGATATACATTTAAGTTACGTTTCAGACTAGTATAATATGAAACAAACAAACGAATGCGTTGAATTTCTGGTCTTGATACAAAGGAAGCCCACATAAAAGAAAAGATTGTTAAACAACAAAGAAAACCCAATGTAAAATAACCTAAGTTTTCCACATCATTCATAAAACCTTGAGGTCTTAATTGACAAAGTGTATCAGGTAAATTGCAACAAAGACATAGTTCCGTCTCTAACATCAATTTGGTGCAATTTTCTACTCGGACTTGATCATCATTAAATCTTACTATGGCCGTATGATACCATTGTAATAATTCAGTTATATTAGCATTTTCCAACACAGTTTCTATCTTGGCATAGTGTTTACCTTGGTCAATAGGTGTGGGTCTAACTAATTCAACTTTGAAGAACCATAGATCAGGATAAGGCTGATCTGTAGGTACTTTCTCCGAATCCAACATATTACGCTCATTAAGATATTCTCTCTTAACAGTAGGAGTAATTATGTAAGGGAAACGTCTTTGCACAGCTGAAGGACATGAAAAATAATGATAAGCATTTAAATTTTTAACATTGGTTGTTGCTATAACCAATTT